GGCTCAGGCGCAGAGTGTTGGGAACGTGGCGCTGATGCAGCATCGCGTGCTGGCGGTGGCGAGCGCGGCTCAGGCGCAGAACGCGGGGAACGTGGCGCTGGGCCTGGCGGGTGTGCTGATCGTAGCGAAGGCGACTCAGGCGCAGAACGTGGGGAACGTGGCGCTGACGCAGCATCACATGCTGGCGGCGGCGAACGCGGCTCAGGCGCAGAGCGCGGGCAATGTGGAATGGATATCGGCGCAGGTGCTGGTGGCAGCGAATGCGACTCAGATGCAGAGCGCGGGCAACGTGACGCTGATTTCGTATCGGGAATATGTGCTGATGGTGTTATACGTGGCGATGTCGCGCGCGGGCACGAGATACATCCGGAGCGAGCGGGATGAAATCGTGTATATCACGCGAACGCAGACGGCGGACATGGAGCTGTGAAATGGCCGTAAATGAGATCCATTTGAACGATATCGGTACGGTGTTCGAGGCGACAATCATGGACGGCGCGGTCGTGGTGAATATCTCGACGGCGACGACGAAGCAGTTGATTTTTAGGGGGCCGAACGGATCGAGCAAAACGAAGGCGGCGGCCTTTACGACGGATGGGACGGATGGGAAACTCCGATACGTGACGACAGCGAATGACCTGGATCCGGTGGGTCAATGGAGCTGGCAGGCCTACGTGGTGATGTCGGCTGGATCGTGGCACAGTGACGTCGCAGAATTTATCGTGTACGAAAATCTATAATCCCCTTGAAGGGGATAAGCGAAAAAAGCCGGGAGGCAGAAAATGGCAAAATGGGCGAACGACTCAGTGATGGATGCGGCATTTGATTACATTGATCAATGCGACCGGATGTTCGTGTGCTCGGCGCAACCGGCGACCTATGCGGAGGCGTCGGCTACGTACGATCTGGCGACGGCGACGATGACTGCAGACACCGATTATACGTACGTACATCGCACTCGGCCGGTCAGGTGACACGTCGCTGCGGTACGTGACGACCTGCACGAGCCAGGCGTTGACCGCGGCCGGCACGGTGGATATTCCGGCGTGGGTGATCACGATCGGCGATCCGACCTAGTCAGGTGCGCGCTTGCGCGCAGGATACCCTTAAGGGGTATATCGGTAATGGGCGTTAGCGAAACAGGGTGGGATGTCCGTGGACATAGCTGAGGTGCGGGTGATCGTGGGGATGCCGCCGGAGCGGAATATCCCCGAGCCGGTGTGGTGGCATTTCCTGGCGATCGCGCAGCGGGGATATCCGTTTATCCGCATCCCGCCAGTGCGGATCGATCTGGCGCGGAACCTGTTTGCGGTGCATTTTGTGCGGGTGGCGACGGCATACACGCACCTGGTGATGCTGGACATGGATCACGCGCACTGGCCGAATGTGATTGATCGGCTGCGGGTGCGGGTGGCGGAGGATCCGAGCCGGCTGGTGGTGAGCGGAACATATTTCCGCCGATGCGAGCCGCACGATCCGAACGGCTGGCTGGTGGACGCGGCGGGGCGGTTCTCGAATCCGCTGGAGATGACGCCGGGGGTGTACCGGCGGGACCGGCTGGGGCTGGGGTGCGTGATCATTGCGCGGGAGGTGTTCGAGCGCATCCCACCGCCGTGGTTCGCGTTCACGTACGACGCGACGAATTGGGAGCGGGGGTTCGACGGGCACGGGGAGGACATTTATTTCACAGAGCTCTGCCAGAAGTACGGGATCGCGTGCTGGCAGGACGTGAGCATCGAGTCGCCGCACCTGGTGAATGGGTGGGTGACGCGGGAAACATATCTCAAATTCATCGCGGAACATCCCGAGCAATTCGAGGAAGTTCCAATCGAGCAGGAGGCTTGACATGCCAGGGACGAAAAAACTACGCAAAATTCAGATAGGCCGTGAGAACACGAGCGGCGATGCGGTCGTGGCGACGACGATCTGGCGCGGGCTGGGGGTGGCCGAGGATCTGCGCAAGGTTGAATTTGTGGATGAGGACATCGGATACCTGAGCGGGGTGGATCGGACGTGTACGCCGCAGGTGCTGGCGGGGCTGGCGATGGAGGCAGTGCCGGCGACGTTCGAGCAAATCCTGCACATCCTGGAGGCAGGCATCAAGACCGCTACGCCTACGTCGGATGGGACCGGGACGGGCATGATCTATGCGTATGCTTTCCCGACCACGGCGAAAAACACGATCAAGACGTACACCCTCGAGGCCGGCGATGACCAGGCGGCGGAGGAGATGGAATACTGCTACGTCGAATCGTTCAAGTTGAGCGGCAAGGTCGGCGCGGCGCTGATGATGAGCGCGGAATGGCGCGGGCGGCAACTCTCGACGACGTCGTTCACGACCGGGCTGAACCTGGTGCCGGTCGAGGAGATTTTATTCTCGAAGAGCACCATCGCTATTGACGCCGTGTCTGGCTCGATCGGGGCGACGGTGAAGAGTAGCACGCTGCTCTCTGCTGACCTGGATGTGAAAACCGGGTGGACGCACGTGTTCACGGGCGATGGGCAGCTCTATTTCACATTTACCAAGTCCACTGAGCCCGAGGTGACTCTGGATGTCACGTTCGAGCACGACGCGACGAGCGTGGCTGAGAAGGTTCTCTGGCGAGCGCAGACGCCGCGGCTGATCCGGCTCAAGATCCAGGGGAGCGCGCTATCGAGCGCGGGGACGACGTACACGTACAAAACGTTGATCGTTGACCTGGCCGGCAAGTGGGAGAAATTTTATAAAGTCGGCGAGCAGGATGGGAATGACATCATCGAGGCGAAATTCCGGGGGCGCTATAACACGACCGGGGCGCTGTTCGCCGCGGTGACCGTCGTGAACGAGTTGGCGTCGGCGCCATGAGCGAGATCCATCTGCACGTGACGAAGGAGCGGCTGGACGAACTGCTGCTGGACGAGGTGATCGCGCTGGAGGAGCCGCAGGCGGCGTCGGCGCGGCAGTTGCGGGATGCGGTGGCGCGGTTCGTGGTGGATGACAAGGGCGCGTATCTTCCGGCGATCGAGGCGAAGCGGGCGCTGGGGCACGTGACACAGGCGAGGTTCGTGGAGATCGCGCACGATCTGTTTGCGCAGGTGCGAGGTCTGGCGGTAAACCCTCCGAAGCCCGGCGAATAACGTCGGGGCAGGCGGTGGGTTGGATGATGGCGCTGATGCTGGCGGAAAAGTGGGGGTGCCCTCCGTGGGAAATTCTCGATATGCGCGCGCCATCACCTGGCGCGCGTTTGTTGTGGAGGATGCGTTGGCTGGAGTGGCAGGGGATGAGGACGGATGCAACAATGAAACGGGAGTGGGGGCCGGAGTGGGATTGACGAGGGGCGAATATGAGTGAGGAATCGCTGGCTACCAAAGCATATTTGGAGAAAATCAGGGCGCACCTTGAACGCGCAGACGCCACGCTCACTTACCTGGACACGGCATTTGACGCGGCTATCTCTCTCGTTGACAATCCTCCGGTAGGCGCGCTGGTCGCGTGTTTCGAGCCGTTTCTGTGCATTCTTCCGCTCGCTCCGCTGGAGAAAATCATGGCGTGTCTGGCCAGCGGCGGGCTGGTGTGCGCCATCGTCGGCACCAAGGCGCAGTGGTTGGCTTCGGCATCCAGCTCGCGAGGCGCTGTGCGCATCGTCCAGATCATCGAGTGCAACGCGGATGAGGCAAAAGTTATTTATTCGGGCGGGAAAGTTGAAGTATTGAAATTGCCGGCCAAGATAATTCTTGGCGGGTGTCTGTTCTGGGTGGGGGGATGATGGGCCGTCCCGGGGCGCAACGCAGTCCCCAGGACACCCTCAAGGGGTGTATCGGTAATGTCTCTTCCCTGAATAGGATCAATCATGGCTGAATCGAGCGAACTAAAAATTATCATCACCGCCGACGACCGGGCAAAGGATGTGCTGGCGGGAAATAAGAAATCGCTACTTGATCTGGGCAGCCTGGCGAGCGGCGCGCTCAAATTCGGGATGGTGGCCGGCGCGGCGGGCGTGGCCGCGCTCGGGGCTGAACTTGTTGCGAGCGTGGGCGCGGCGGGCGATGCTGAATTGGCGCAGGCGGATCTGGCGGCGGTGCTGGCGAGCACGAAGGGCATCGCCGGGCTGACGGCGGGCGAATTGAATCAGATGGCGTCCGGTTTGCAGGACGTGACGCGGTTCGAGGATGATACGACACTGCGCGGCGAGGCGATGCTGCTGACGTTCACTAACATTGGGCGCAACGTGTTCCCGCAGGCGACCGAATCCATGCTCGATCTGGCGACGAAGATGGGGATGGACGTCGGATCGGCGGCGATCATGCTGGGCAAGGCGCTGAATGATCCAATTGCGGGGGTGACGGCGCTGCGGCGGGTCGGGGTGCAGTTGACGGATGCGCAGGAGGCGCAGATCAAGAGTCTGGCGGCGCTGGGCGACGTGGAGGGCGCGCAGAAGATTATCTTGGGTGAACTGCAGACGGAGCTCGGCGGGGCGGCCAGGGCGGCGGGCGATACGTTTCCTGGCAAATTGGATATTCTCAAAAACAAGTTTATGGACATTCAAGAGAATATCGGGGGAGCGATGCTGCCGGGGCTGACATTGCTGGGAGATAAATTGATTGCGGTGTTGAATCAGCCGGAGGTGCAGGCGGCGATTGCATCGCTCTCGAAGTGGCTGGCGGATGAATTGCCGAGGGCGATTGATTGGGGAGTGAAGTTGCTGGGCGAGTTGCAGGAGGGCGGTTTGTCGGGCGTGCTGACGAGGGCGAAGGCATGGAGCGAGAATCCGGCGACACAGGCATATTTGCAGTCGGTCGGGGCGCAGATCGGAAAAGGAATCGTAGAGGGCGTGAAATTCACGATGACGAATGCGCCGGTATGGGCATCGCTGGCAGAGGAGATGGGCCAGGTGATGGCTCCACTTTTGTGGACGGTCTTGGGAAGTCTGGCAAGAGGCGTAGCATTGAGCCTTTACCAAGGTTTCGGTCTCTCGGCTGAAGAAGCGGAAAAGAGAATATCGAGCTCTCTCGGCGCGAGAATATTCGGCACCCAAACTCCGGCAGGATATCAATTCGGCGGGGTGGTGCCGGGGGCGCTGGGCGCGCCACAGTTGGCGATGGTGCACGGCGGGGAGATGATTGTGCCGACAGGGGAGAGGGCGAGGACAAGCCTCGCCCCTACAGCGGGGACGGGGGGCAGTAGCGGTAATATGACTTTCATTTACAGCCCACAGTTCAGCATGGCGGACGAGCGTGAATTCCAGACGAGGATCGCGCCGATGCTGGATCGGTGGTACGCGGATGCACGCCGGCGGCGGGTGGTGGCCTGATGTCCAGATATTCGACGCGGTTGTATTCGACGTTTCTGTATGGAATTCAATATCCGAAGGTGATCTTGCTGATCGATTGGGACAACGACGGGACGTTGGAGGCGAATGAATCTGATCGGGTGCGGCGTATCTCGATCACGCGCGGCCGGCCTGGATTGTTCGAGTCGGATCAGTTCGCGCGGATGCGCGTGGGTGAGTGCGAAATTGTGCTGGACAACCACGACCGGCGATTCGACCCGTGGTATGCATCATCGCTATTGCATCCGAACGTTGCGCCAGGACGCGAGATGCAGTTGAGCGTGCAGGTGGATGGAACCGACGAGTACGCGATGTTTCGGGGGAAGCTGGATAATATCGAGTCGTCGCGGCAGAGCAGCGATCCGGTTGTGACGCTGACGGTGAGCGACGGATGGCGATTGCTATCGGATCGGAATGCGACGCTGGCGCTGCAGACGAATGTGACGACGGACGTATTACTGGGGGCGGTTCTGGATGACGTGGGATGGCCAGTGGCGTGGGGACGCGACCTGGCGGTGGGGAGTGATATCATCCCGTGGGCGTGGGTGGAATCGAGGGCGGCTTATGATGCGATCCACGACATGGTCGAGAGCGAGATGGGGTTGGCGTTCGTGGGCGCGGATGGGAAATTCAATTTTGTGTCGCGCTCGGAACTGATGCTGGAGGCGTCGGCTTTCACGCTGGATCAGGCGCAGGTGGGGCGCGAGCCGATGGTATCGAATCCATGGGAATTTGTGAAAAACAAGGTCAGCGTGAAGGCATTTCCGCGCAGGCTGAGCAACGAAACGGAGATCTGGCGTCTCGAGGAGACGCGGCTGGTGAATCCCGGACAGAGCGTGACAATATGGGGGACATTCCGGGACAGCAATTATAATTCGACAATCGCGCAGAATGTGGTGGCTCCCGTGGCCACAACGGATTACACGATGAACTCGGAGAGCGGTGGGGGCGGGGATGACCTGACGGGGAATTTCACGGTGACGCCATCTGTGTTCGCGGGGAGCATCAAATTGGTGGTAGTGAATACGGGGACGGTGTCGGGGTACATTACGCTGCTGAAGGTGCGGGGGAGGCCGTTGGAGTTGCTGAGCGTGGCGGCGAGCATTTCGGAGAATGCCAGCAGCCAGCTTGCATATGGCAAGCGGCAATTGACGCTGGAGCTCGAGTTCCAGCAACAGACGGCCGTTGCGGTGGACATGAGCGATTGGCTGGTGCATTGGTTGGCGAGTCCGTTGCCGATGTGTACGGTGGAAATCGTGGATCGCCTGGCGCTGCAATTGGGATACGACATCGGGACGGTGTTGACGTTGACGATGGCATACCTGGGATTGAATCATCGGTTTCGGATCGGGCAAATTCATCACGAGGCGGAGGGGCCGTTTCAGGTGTGGCGCACGCGGTGGACATTGGAGCCGATCGACCAGATGACGAATTATTGGCAGCTGGGTGTGACGGGGCACGACGAGTTGGGGGTGAACACACGGCTGGCGTATTGAGGAATGTGGAGGGTGGAGGGTGGAGAGTGGAGGGCGAGGACAAGCCTCGCCCCTACAGGGCGGTATCGGTAATAGTGATTTGCACAACACCCCTTAAGGGTGTCCTGGGGACAGGGGGATGAATGGATGCTCAGGATCGAATCATTTGGGCACGGACGGGGAGAGGCGCGCGGATCGGGACGGCGTTCGATATGGTCAGCGCGCTGCGCAAGGCCGGCCCAACGCTGACGCTGACGGTGTGGTTGATGCGCCAGGCGCACGAGGTGGGGTTTGATTTCGATCCGCGCACGCGGGGGAGCATCACGGCAGAGATCAATCACGGGCGATGGATCGCGCGGTGCGGGTGCGGCGGGGCGGAGGATGTGTCGCCGGCAGAGCCGGTGTTCTATTGCCTGAGCTGCGGGAACGCGGAGAATGATGGACGCGTGATGAAGGCGGAATTTCCTGATCAGCGGGAGCAGATCGAGGATGAATTGATCAAGCGGACGGATATGGCGACGCGAAATTGGGCGCCGGGGGAATCGGCGGATGAGCTGGCGTGCGAGAATGTGGAGCACGGGGTATCGCCATCGAGCGAGGTTGGCACGATCAATTTGTTTGACGGCGTGGACGATGCCGAGGCGCGGTTGGCAGGGCAGGCGTTGAGGAAGAGAAGGAAGGGCAGGTAATGGTATTGGGTAGTGGGGATTAGGGATTGGAGATTGGGGATGAGCTGGACGGCGCCTGCGACGAGGACGACAGGGATGATGGTGACGGCAGCATTGTGGAATGTTGCGGTCGTCAATAATTTGTTGTTCCTGGGATATAGCCACGATCACACCGGGGATGCCGGGGATGGGGCGACGCTGGCGATGGCGCCGAGCGGGATGATCGGCATGTTTGATGTGGCGTGCCCGAGCGGGTGGACGCGCGTTTCTGCGTGGGACAATAAATTCATTCGGGGGGCGGCGACTTACGGCGGAACGGGCGGATCGGCGACGCATACGCACTCGGGCCCGAGTCACACGCACAATACGACGGATCACACGCACATTGATGCCACGCATAGCCATACGTCGCCGAGTCACACGCACCTGGGACCGAGCCACGATCATTTCGCCGGACATTCTCATTATGGAGTGATGGCCGACAATGGAGACACTGCCATCGCGTTATATGTGAGCATGTATGGAGACCCTGCGACTGGAATAACGGGATCAGGCGGGGCTGGGGTGACCGAGGAGGAGACAGCTGGAACTTTATCCAGCGGGGCTGGGACGAGCAGCGCGGGAACGGGCACGACAGGGATTGAGGACTCGCTGCCGGCATACGCGGGGATTGTCTTTTGCGAGAGGGATTGAGATGGCCTGGACGAAACCAACGACGCGCACGACCGGGCTACTGGTGACGGCGGCGATGTGGAATATAGATATCGCGAATAACATGACATTCCTGGGCGCGTCGCACGATCACAGCGGGGATGCCGGGGACGGGGGGACGCTGGCGGCGCAATTGCCGGCCGGGATCATTTTGCTGTTCGATGCATCATGCCCGGCGGGCTGGACACGAGTCAGCACGCTGGATGGGAGATTTGTGCGGGGGGCGGCGGCGTATGATGAGGAGGGGGGCGGGAATTATTGGCATGCGCATGATGGGCCGGCCCATACGCACGATGGACCGAATCACACGCACGAGATGGCCGGGACGCATACGCATACGGTCACTCCGCACGATCACACGGGGCCAATGCATCTGCATGGTTACGATTGGTCCGTCGAGCATGTGCACGGCGGGATCACTGCGGGCGCGGCCAGCTCAGGTAATAGCGATGTGGATGCATCAGTGACAGCCGGCTCGGATGATACCAGTTCGGGCGGGAGCGGCTGGATGAGCGCGAATGGGGCTGGTACGACGAGCGCGGGAACGGGCGCATCGGGATCGGGCGGGACGGCTCAATCGGGAAACGGGAGCACGATACCGGAATATATCGAGGTTGTATTTTGCAAAAAGAATTGATCAAGGATTGAGGATTGGGGAATGACCTGGACGATGCCTGCGACCTATACGACGAGCACGCCGATCACGGCGGGGATATGGAATGAGCAGATCGAGAATGATCTGGCGTGGCTGGGCGCATCGCACGATCACAATGGGCACGACGGGGACGGGGCGGATCTGGCCTTGATTGCCAGCGGTATGATTGCAATTTTCAAAACGACGTGCCCCGGCGGTTGGACGCGCGTTTCTGCGTGGGATGGGAAATTCCTTCGAGGGGCGCCGGCGTATGGGAATACGGGCGGATCGGCGACGCATACGCACACGACCAGCGATCACATTCACACTGCGCCGAGTCACACGCACATTGCGCCGAGTCACACGCACACTGCGCCGAGTCACACGCACACGACTGGTATGCACGCGCATTTAAGCACACCATCTGCACACGCACACGGCGGGATCACTGCGGGCACAGGTTGGACAGCCGAGGATGGCACAGGCCACGAATTTTCAGGAGAAACTGGATCAGCGAGCACCGGGACGACGGGGAGCGGATCGGGCACGCTAGACAGTGGGGGGAATGCGATGGGATCGAGCGGGGCGGGCAGCACGGCGGGGACGGCGACATTGCCGCCGTATATTGATGTGGTGTTTTGCAAGAAGGATTGAATCGGATTGAATCACTGAGGCACTGATGGGGATGAGGGCACTGAAGATGCACGCTGTGCACCCCACTAGTTTCGGTAATGTGTATTCTCTAGACAGGGGGAGATGATGAGCGATAATGGGAAAAAGCCGATCCCCATGACGCTGGATGATCTGGGGCTGGGCGATGTGGATCATCCGGGTGAGGATCGGATTTGCATCGTGCGGAATCACGCGACGGGTGATCTATCGTGGCGGTTCGCGTGTCCGCAGGCTGATCCGGTGGGGATGTTGTTTCGGGCGCTATTCCACCAGATGATGGCGGAGAGCGGGTGGCGGGAGCGGATCGAGAAACTAGAGGGCGAGGGGCGGAGGTGAGGGATGCCGGCTGATTATCCGGACGCGGTGAAAGATTTTGGGGCGGACGTGGAGGATAATGTCACGCACGTGATGGCGGCGCACGTGAATGATTTGCGCAATGAGGTGGAGGCGATCGAGGCAGAATTGGGGGTACTGCCGAAGGGCAACGCGGCGAGCGTGGCGGCGAGGTTGGAAACACTTTTGCAAGAACCAGTCTTTCTCACTTCGACGCTAACGATCACTACTACTGGTGGAGCACAGTGGGTAAAGTTTATTGGGGATGACGCCGTTATAAAAATGGATAGCGCGTTCGGGTTGGGCTACGCAGAGATTGTAGTTCAAAATGCTACGGAAACTGCAAGTGCTCTACTCAATTTTGATGTTTCTCAACTGACCATTACTGGATCAGCAGGAGAGGGATTGAGAATCAATGTGAGCGGCGAGGCGGCGCTGATCGGCTTTTACGGTGGGGCCGCTGTCGGGCGTGGAGCAGCGCTGACGGCGCAATTGACGACGATCACGCACGCCGCGCCGGGCACGCCGGATTATGCACTTCAGGATTTGATGCAGAACACTGGGTTCGGGTTCGCAACGAAGGACGAGGGCAATAGTGTATTGTCCGTCATTGCCAATTTGCAGGCGCGGGTGGCGGAGTTGGAGGCCAGGCTGGGCAGCGCGACCGGCGTAAATCTGTTCGAGTAACTATCGTTACCACAACACCCCTTAAGGGTGTCCTGCGCGCAAGCGCAAAAAACCACCACGGTGGCCACCGTGGTGGGCATGGATCTGGCCGGGACACGGCCAGCGTCGGTAGTTCTTTCGTTCTACCGGGCGCCTCTAGTATATCCCCTCTTTGCTATAGTGTCAATGTAACACTATAACCGCCAGTTGGCAACCGGTGAGGCCAGCCGGTGCGCTGCCTCAATGTCGGTCTGGGCGATGGCGAGATAGCAGCGCACCATGTCGAGCGTGGTGTGGCCGAGAATTCGCTGCAGCGTGTAGACATCCCCCTTGTTTCTGAGAAATTGAATTGCGAACGTGTGCCGGAACCGATGCGGGTGAACATCGGCGACGCCAGCGCGCCGGCCGATGCGCTGCAGGATGTGGTACAGATCGCGGGCATCGAGCGGGCTGCGACGATCGGGGCAATCCCGATCGGCTGCGATCCAGGCCGGAAATAGCGGGGCGCTCACAGGGTCGGTCTTGCGGCCGGCCAGATAGCGCCAGATCACCTGGCCAGTGATCGAGTCGAATGGGATTTGGCGCTCTTTGTCGCCTTTGCCCATGACGATGATGTGGCGGGCTTTGAGGTCCACGTCGCGGATGGCCAGCCCGCACAACTCTGAGGCGCGAATGCCGGTGTCGAGCAGCAGGTAGATGATGGCGTGATTGCGCTGCGCAGTCGGGTTACTGTGCTGACAGATGCGCTGACCGGGGCGCTGGTAGGGTGCGGATTTGTCCACGGCGCCGAGGAGCAATTTGACTTCGGCCTGGGTGAAGGGAGTGACGAGTCTCTCCTCGGGTCGGGCCTGCGGAATATCGCGTACGACGTTGCGGGCGGCGACGCCTTCGGCGACGGCCCAGCGCCAAAGCGCCGACAACGTGGCGTGATGGCCGACGAGAGATTTCTTGCAGAGTGTCGTGAGGCTGTCGAGGAATCGCTCGATGTCGGCCTTGGCGATATCGGCGATGAACGGATCGCCGGGGAAGAAGCGGGTCAGCTTTTTGAGGATGATGGTGTAGAACTTTATCGTGTTGGGGCTGAGCCGCCGGGCATTGCATTCGAGGATGAATCCCTCGACGCAGATGGATAAGGTAAAGTTGTTCATGTGTCCTCCGGTTCGAGATTTCCTGTTGTGATAATCTGTAGACTGTTTGGGTAATCGGCAACAGGTTTTTTTTGAATCGGAGGCCGATAGGTTTTGTGGCCGGCGGTGGGTCGGGCCGGCGAACCGGTGAACACAAGGATAGCGTGGAAAGCGTCTCTTGTGCTCAACGGTTGGGAAAAGTCGGGGCGGGCGGATTCGAACCGCCGACCACTTGAACCCCATGAAAGTTTCCGTTTTGCCGAACCGTTGAGCACTTGATCGGCTATCCGCGCGAGTTTTGTTGCCAGCGGCAGTTAGACCGAAAATGCTCACCGGTTCAGTTTTTTATCACCTGTCGGGTCTCCGTTTCAGTTCCTCTTGCCTGTTGTGGTAATGACGCTTAGCTCAATACTGGGTGCTTTCGCAGGCCGTCCCGTCGTTGTTTCCATCCAGTCGATAGATATCGTGGGAGAGGCCGCCGCATTTGAGGTAGCACGCCTGCGCTTCGGCCTGGCTGCGAAAGTCGCCACAATTCAGTGTATCTCCCTGGCAGGTGCACACAGACGGCGCGCCAATGGCCAACGGTGTGGATGTCGGCGGAACCTGTGTTGACGTGGCAACCGGCGCTTGCGTCGGCGCGATGGTTGGTGTTCGTGTTGGAACGATCAATGTACTGGTCGGCTGCGCCGTTGCCGTGGATGTGGCGGATGGGGCCAGGGTGGGTGTGTTGGCTGGCTTGGTGGATGTGGCCGGTGGCGAGGTGGGCGAGCTGGCTGGCGTGCGCGTGATCGTGCGGGTGCTCGTGGGCGGCGGGGCGGCGGGCATGACCAGCGTTATGAGCAGGAACGCCAGACAGCCGGCGATGAGCACCATCAGGATTCCGATGCCAGCCAGGATCAGCCCGCGATACTGCATCTAGCTTTCCCCTTTGCCTTGAGGGCGGGCCGAATATTCACGCCGCCGCTCTGCCACGTAGCATTTGAGCATTCCTGCCCAGTATGCCTGTTCATCTGGGGAGAGATAGACGAATGCCTCGTTCATCTCTCGAATCGCGGGCGTGTCGGTGGGAGGCTCTGATTCGATCATGCCCGCGCGTTGAAATGCTTCGCGGCGGGTTATCCCGAATGCTTGTGCTATCCCCGTCAGGAAATCTGGCCCGGGCTTGGCGACACCGCTCATTACTTGGGAGAACATGGATGGGGATACGCTGCTTCGCCTGGCGGCTTCGCTCTGTGACCAACCTCGTGTTCGTAGCTGTTCATTCAGCCAGTTTTCAAGTGATTCCATGCTTTTATTAGTGTACTCCTAATTTCAATCAATTTGCTTACAAAAATTGTAAATCTATTGACAAACTATGAAATACGTGATATTATCTTCAGTGTATTGAATGATTTTGTGAAATGACTTACAGGAGATGCACAAATGAAACAAGAGGAGAAAGTTGAAAGTGTTACCATTACCCTCTACCCTTCTCAGAGAGCCAAGATCGAGCGTCTCATGCGGGTACTCAATATTCGAAAAGGTTTTTCTCAGGCGATCCAGCGGCTGATTGACGAAGCGCCAGAGCCGCAACTGTCGGATGATCACGGCCAGGCGACGGTCGCCAGGCCATAGGATGAGGATCGCAGCTGGCTGCTCCAGCATGACAGAGCGCGGATGATAGCCCGGCGAGGGGGCGGGAACCTCGGGGGCAGCCAGGTGCGATTCTCTAATTTTCTCTGGAGGTGATTTCGATGCCAGTTCCACCGTTTATCGTTCCCAAGACTCCGAAGCAGCCGAGCGGCCCGCGCGTTGGGCCGACCGGGATCACGAGGCCCAAGCCGACGCCGACGCCGCCACCGCCGCCGCCGAAAAAGGGTTGACGTAGGGGGCGAGGACAAGCCTCGCCCCTACATGGGTGTTGGCCGGCCCGCGCCGAAAAGCCGGACACCGGCGGCGGTGCACGTGCCGCTGAGAACATCGGCGCGGGCCTTTTTTCTTTCCCCAGGAGGTTGTCATGGATGTTTTGAAATCGTCGGTCGTCGCCATTCAGATCGCGCTGACGGAGTGCGAGGCGCAGGATTTCATCATTAATCCGTCTGCGGTGCAGAAGCGCGTGTACGAGTTGCTGTTTCCTGTCAATGCCAAGGCGCCGAAATCAAAGCGCGCCCCAAAAGCGGCAGCTTCCGGGACGACGTTGATCTGCACGACCTGTGGCAGGACGTTCAAATACCGCGCGCATTTCAACAAGCACGTCGCTGGCTGCGTAAATGTGGACACTGCGGCCGCTTCCTAGACTCGGGCAATCTGCCGATCGGGAACCGATGCGGGATGTGTGTGGGCAGCTCGAGTAATACGTAATGCGTGATACGTAATTCGTGGATTGATAACCATGATTACATTTACTGATGGTCTGGTGATCGCGGCTCTCGTCGAGATGGTGGTGATCGTGGCGGCGGCGCTGGGGTCGTTATGGATGTGAGACGTGAACCGCGCTGGACGGCTCTTGATTGGTGGGCGCTGGCGTTTGGCGTTGCGGTAATCGTTGTTATCCGAATAGCAGGAGGATGAGATGGACGTGCGCACAATGTCCCCAGTTCGCAGTGTCGTGATGGCGCCACAATGGATCGTGGCGCCCGAGTTGCCCGCGCAGCCGCATCTGCCGCTCGATATCCAGGAGAAACGGCGACACGAGGATGAGGAAAAGTGCATGGTGTGGGAGCGGGCTTTCGAGTTGTGGCGGGCGGGCGGTTGGAAGTCGCGCGGCGGAAAGGTCTCGCTCGAGACCCAGCGTACGTACGTGTCCTCGGTCAACCGATTTTTCCAGTATGCTGCGGGCATCGCGCCGTGGCGGGTGCTGGAGAGCCACGTGGTCGCCTGGCAGAAACAAATGGAGGCGCAGGGCGTGGCCAGCACGACAATCAACTTGCGGCTCTCTGGGCTTTCCTCGCTGTATCATTTCCTGCTGCGGTTCCCCTATCCCGATCCAGTCACTGGCGAATCGAAGTATCTGATCGCGCGCAATCCTGTCACGTGCGACCGCGCGCACGTGGACCCATACGCCGATGCGGACGCGCTGAGCGTGGACGAGGCGCGGGCGTTGTTGATGCGCGGCTGCGACCGCGCCACGCTGGAGGGGCTGCGGAACTTTGCGCTTTTCCACACATATCTCTACACCGGCTGCCGCGTGAGCGAGGTGTTGCGGCTGCGCTGGGGCGACCTGATTGAGGACAAGGGCCGCATGTTTTACAAGTGGTTGGGCAAGGGTGGCAAATCGGGCACATACGAGCTGCCGCGCGGGTCGTTCGATGCGATCCGCGCATACCTGACGGCGGCGGGCCGGCTGGAGACGATCGGTGCGGACGAGTACATTTTCATCGCGCTGACGGATGCGGCGCGACACTTGGACGCCTGGCGGGCCAAGCAGCGCGGATCGGCGATCCCCTTGAAGGGGACGGTGCCGGAGCGCAGCGAGCAGCGGCCGATCACACCGGCGCGCGTGTCGGTGATCCTGAAACAATGCGCGCGGCGGGCGGGACTGGATCCGGCGCGGGTTCATCCGCACATCCTGCGGCACACGGCGGCGGACTTGATTGACGAGGCGAGCGGCGGGAACTTGCTCGACGTGCAAGAATTTCTGCATCATAGTTCGCTGGCGATCACGCAGATCTATCTCAAGCGGCGCAAGAAAAACACGAATCCGCACTGGATGAAAGTGGAGGCGATACTGGGGTGCTAGCGTGAATGGCTACGAGATGGCGGCCAGGTCAGGTCGGATCACTGGGGATCCGCCTGGCGGTGATAATTTCACTGTGGAGTTGCGCCCGCCTGGCCGTCATCTCGCAGCCATTCGCCCACACTGTGGTGGTCACGGCCCTAACGAGTATGCCAGGTCCTTGTGACGCAAGCCTGAGCGGAAACTTTAGCGGGCGCGCCATCCCGACACCACCGGCGAGGAGAATCAAATGACGATAATCATGGGCCGAATGTGGGAATGTTCAGCGGGTCAGTGGGAATCTGCTCCGGCAATAAAAGACGCAGATGGCAAAATCACCATCACTGGGCAGTGGCGGGCAGAACCGCTCTTTGGGGCTATCTGTTCTGATTTTTTCAAGGCAGATTGAAAAATGTACATGCAATGTGGAAACCGCGCAATCAAGGCGCAATTTATTTTGAAACACGAACCGGTGGCGAACCTGGACAAGTTCATCGAATTCGAGTTGGAGGGCACGCGCATGATCCGCCGACTCGTCGTGACCATCAAGCAATTCGGGCACGAGATCAGTATTGCCTCGCCGGTGGGATTGAAATTGGCGAATGCCAAGCCCGGCGACGAGTTCACGATCACTCGTCCGGATCCAGACGGATATTCAGTTGGTAAGGTTCTATCCATCGCGGACAGTGTAGCACAGGCGGGAGTGGCGGCATGATCGGGAGCATTTCGGGGCTGGTTGCGGCGGGATTCGGGCTGCTGCTGTTCGGGATCGCCTATAACTGGCTGGTATCCTGGATGCAGAAGAATAATTACGACGAGGGATACACGGCGATCCTGGTCGTGATCGGGAGCGGTGTGACGCTGGCCGTCGTGGCGCTGGTGGACTGGCGGGCGGCGGTGCTGGCGGCCGGGGCATTTGCGTGCAGCGGGTTGCCGATGGTGGTCGGCGGGTGGTGGCGGCACGTGCAGGCGCGCCGGCACGGGCAGGATCTATTGAGGCAGGCCTATGACGCAGGCAAGGGCCTGGCCGAATGACGCCGCCGAGGCCAGGGATCGGTCGGCGGAGTTGGCGATGCGGGGGGCGCGGCTGCTGCGCCCGCTGATTGATGGTGAGCGGCTCGACCAGACGGAGACGCTGCGGCGGTTGGCACAGGCGCGCGATTGTTTTCAGATGATCCTGAGGCACTTGGAACGTGCAGGAGCCAGGACGAGGCCGGAGTAGTTTCGGTAATGCGTCTTACCAGATAGGAGAGGAACATGGACGAGAAATCAGAGGCCCCTTTGTGGGCAGTTGTGGAAATATTCGGGCACCAAACCTACGTGGGACAGGTGCAACAACATGCTATCGGCGGCTGCGCATTCGTGCGAGTGGATGTGCCGGCCATTGACGATCAGCCTGCATATACCAAAATTTTCGGCGAGCGCGCCATCTATTCGATCACGCCGGTGGCCGAGGATTTGGCGCACGAATTGATAAAGCGACACAGGCCATCGCCCGTCTCAATATATCTGTTGCCCGTTTTACACGGGCACCGTGGACGCAGTTACGAGAAGGACGATGCTGATAGTGATCAGGATATTTTTTAAGTGACGCCCAAGTGTTGGCGATGCGGGCGGGCGCTGCGGTCGCCGGCGAGTGTGGCGAAGGGGATCGGGCCGGAGTGCGAGGGGCGGAATCTCGCTCGGAGCGGGCATGGCCGCGGCCATGCGCACGGCGGCGCGGTTTCGGGGGCGATGTGGGCGAATCAGCAGGGGGCGAGGACAAGCCTCGCCCCTACGAGAGTGAAAGGAGATCGAACGATGGACAATTTGTGGATACCGGAACTGGTGGCACTGGAGGAGATTGATCCGAATCCATGGCAGGTGCGCGGGGAGGACCCGGAGCATACGATGGATGTGGCGCACAGCATCAGCGAGCATGGATTGCTGCAGGCCGGGCTGGGGCGGCGTGTGAATGGGCGGGTGCAATTGGCGATGGCGCACACACGGCTGGCGGCGTTCAAGTTTTTGGATGAGATGTTGGGCGCGCGGGGGAACGACCAGGCGGGCGACCGGTTCGCGGCGTTTCCGGTGATCGTGCGCGAACTGAGCGACGAGCAGATGGCGGCGTATGCCATTGAGGAGAATTTCAAGCGCAAGGATCTGAGCGGGATCGAGAAAGCGCGGGCGCTACAGCGGTATTGCGCGGATTTTGGTAAGACGCAGGCGGAGGCGGGTGAGCGGTTCAGCCTGGGGCAGAGTGCGGTGTCGCATTTGCTGCGGCTGCTCGAGTTGCCGGCACCCGTGCAGGACTTGGTGAATGCGGGCGCGCTGCCGGAGCGGTTCGCGCGTCAGTTGGTGAGCCTGGCCAGGGTGGCGCCGGAGGCCGTGGTGCAGGCGGCGCAGGTTATTGCCGAGGTAGAGCCAGGGGACCGCGAGGATGTTGCCGATCAGCAACTCGATGAGTTGCTCGAGGTGCACGGGCGTCTGCTGGAGGCGCGGGGCGGGTGTTATTGGGATGCGGATTGGCTGCCATCGGAGGGCGCGGTTGCGTGCAAGGTTTGCCCGGCGCGGATGACGATGCACGGGGAGAATTGCACCGACCTGGCGTGTTTTGAGACGCGCCAGGAGGCATGGCAGCAGTGCGAACTGGAGCGCATCTCGGATAAATTCAATATCCCGATGGCGCAGGCGGGCGAGGGCAAGCCGCTCCAGATTGGCTATAACAATCTCGATCAGGTCAGGGGCATCCTCAAACGCAAGATCAAACCGGATTGCCTGCGCGTGATGGCGATTCCAGAGAATGCTTATGGATGGAGTTATCACGCGGACGCGCTGGGCAGCAAGGTGGTCATCCTCGGCTCGACGGATACATTGATTCTTAATCGAGAACAGAGGGCGAAAGAGGCGAAGGCGGCGGGCCAGGATGCGCTCGCCGTGGATGATCCCCAGGCGCAGGCCGAGGCCGAGGAATCTGAACGCGACGAGCGGCGGGAGCAGCGGGCGGCGGTGCGCCGGGCGCAGTACGACATCCCGTGGCTGATCTTTCACACGGCGGAGGCGTGCGGCGAGCAATTGCAGGTGGCCGGCGCGGCGCTGGAGTGGATGGCGGACCTGATGATTGATCACACCAAGTTGCCGACGGGCTGGGTGCAGCACCTCGAATTGGAGGAGGCGCTGATCATTGCGATCAGCGACAAGGGACGGACGAAAGAGCACGAAACGCTGACGCGCCAGATGCTGCTGATGCGCCGATTCACAGATCAAATCTGGGCCGGGTGGAATCCGCCGGCGAGTTATGATTGGCCGCGGGCGCTCAAGGAGATCGAGGAGCAGGCGGGCAAGATGAAGTTGCGGCTGCCCAAGGACTGGGACATGCCGCCGGTGAATAAGACGCCGACGAATTGCCACGTGTGCGGTCGGTTCATGAGTATGGATCACGTGACCCAGCGCGATGTGGATGAGGGCTGGGTAGTGGATGGCGAGCGGGTGACGTGTTCGGATGAGTGCAGGGCTGCCAAGCCGGCGATTATCGCCAAAAAGGCAAAGTCGCCCGCGCCGCGAAAGGCGAAGTCTAAGCGCGGCAAGTGATGAATGCCACGTATGCGGCGGGGCGAGGGATGAGGCGATGTCTGACGATATGCCTGTTTCGTTCCAAATTCAATTGAAGCGGCTCGAGCATTATGCTATCGAGCCGACCATATCGGCCGAGGGCGATCCAAAATGCCCGCATTGCAGGGAAAAGAAATTTTGGATTTTGCCATTCAGCAGCCTGGTTATTTGCCGCAGGTGCGGATTGATTTTTGACGAATCGCTGGCGGATACCGGGCCGGAGAGTGCGACGTGATAGAATCGTTAGCGGGCGGCGGCGCGAAAGTGCGCCGGGAGTAACTGTGCACGCACAGTAAGGAGTTAGGTGGGGATAACTAACCCGCCCGCAATGCGACGGGCCGCGCGGTGACATCGCGGCGTGCAGAACGCCAGGACTAAGCCGCGCGGCCAAGCTGCAGTATCGGTAATGGGGATTGTCTAAAGTGAAAAAACGCTTTCGAATCATCACAGATAAAGATGTCAAAATGCAGCCAGATAACTTTGGCGATTGCGCTTGCGATTGTGACTGCGATTGCGATTGTGCGTGCGAAATGCCGGATCTGGCGCGGCTGCACCAGAGGGAGCAGGCATGGGATAAGCGGCAGCGGTTTGTGTTCGCGTGGAATGATGTTGTGCACGATCCGCGCCGGCGGCTGGCGAATGCGGTCGAGGCTGAGGTGCGGGCGAAGCTGGAGGGGCGCGGATTGGTGGTGAGCCGGCGCGCCCAGCATAAGGAACACTTTGACCTGCTGGCGCAGGGGGTGCGCGTCGAGGTCAAGGCGGCGGTGTGGGGCGGCGAGAAATACTTGGCGAATATGCACGATAACCAGGCGGATGTGGTGGTGATGGCGTGCCTGGACACGTGCGAGCTGGGGCTGGTGGCACCAAGGTTTTTTGTGATTCCGTTCGAGGCGGTGGGGCAGCGGACGATCACGATCCGGCCGCGGAATCCGGTGGACCACATTGGACGATGGACCAAGTATTTCGAGGCGTGGGAGATCGTGGATGAGCTGGTGGCGGCCGGGCGGAATGCCTGGCAGTTGCCGATGATGTAGGAGGAGAGATGATAGAGCGTATCGTGCAGGTGATGAGCCTGGCCGAGTTCATGTCGGAAGTTCCGACGCCGCTGCACGTGGGCGCCGATGAGCCGAACTAAGTTCGATTGAGCTGCTCCGAGTTGCGCGGGAGCAGCAAGGGGCGGATAAGTATTCCGTACAAAACTATCGAGTTTATGGGGGATGGGATGATACGAATAACTATATCTCTGACAGAGGACGAGCGCGAGGCTTTGCGCGTGTTGGCTTTCAAAGAACGGCGCGATTCACGAGCGCAAGCGGCGTTTATCATCCACGAGGTTTTGGAAAAGTGTGGCCTATTGCCAGCCGATCCGCAAGCCCCGAATCGTGACCCCGCGAGATGATGAATGGTTGTTGCAGGGGGTGAATGCACAAAACGAGATCGTGTGCCTGATGTGGTCTTACACATTCGATTTTCCCGATGAAGAGTTTATGAATCGCAAGGGGCACTCGGTCTATAAATTGATGCCGGACGTGGAACGCATGGTTGGGGCATGGTTGATCTCTCGTGGCTATTCGGTGCATGGTGGCCGATATGCAATGCCCAAGTCTCTCATGCCCTTGTGCGGACACTTTGAGTGCAAGCGATTCGTCCCGGGTGGCGACGAGGAAGGCTATCGGTTGGAGTCCGTGGGATAGGAAAATGATCAAATATGCATCGAACACGCTGGTCTCGACCACGCGGAGTAAAGAGGAGATCGAGCGGACACTCAAACGATTCGGGGCGTCGGATGTGCTATGCGTAGAATGGCGCGGCAAGGGGGCCGTGCTGTTTGAATTCAACGGCAAGCGGGTACGTATCACGGCGAATTTGCCCACGGAGGCCAAGACGCCCAAGGGTCGCCGGCCGCGTCACCCCGAGCAGGCGCTGGACCAGGCGGGACGGCAGATCTGGCGGGCGTTGCTGGTGACGATCAAAGGCCAGATGACGGCAATCGAGGCTGGTATCAAAACATTCGAGGCAGCGTTCATCGGTGATATTTTGCTCAGCAACGGGCAGACGGTCGCCGAGTGGGCATTGCCCCAGGTGGAACAAGTTTATTTGAGCGGCGATATGCCGCCGATGTTGTTGCTATCCGGATCTCGTGATTAGGGATAGGAGGAATGATGCAACGCATGATGAATTTGGTTTTGATCATTGTCGTGTTGTCCGCATTCGCGTTGGCCACGTCGCCGCGGGCGACGATGGCGACATTCACGAGTCCATTGCCGCCGCCAGCGCGGCCGCCGATCCAGATATGCTGCGATGATGAATGTGTGTGCCGGCTGTTCGAGCGGTTCGGGCGGGAGCGGGACGATGGGCCGGCGGTGATCGCGCCGACGCCGCGGCCGGTGATGCGGGTGATCGCGCCGGCGCGGATGACACCAGTGCGATGGAGAATGATGCGAGTGCATCAGCGTTAAACGCGCCTGACGATTTCGCGTAGGCATAGTGTGTTGTGCGCCGCGCGTGGCCGACCGGTCATTCTGGTTTCATCTCTACATAGCATTAAAAGATGAATGACAAAATAGACAAAATTGACCCGTCTGCGGTTTGGCGGGCTGCGCTGGGTGAATTGCAGATGCAATTGACCGGGGCGACATTCGACACGTGGCTGCGGCGCAGTGCGGCGATCGCGTTCGAGGGCGATACATTGGTGGTGGGCGTGATGAATCAATACGCCCAGGATTGGCTCGAGCACCGATTGCTCTCGACGGTGCAGCGGACGTTGACTGGGATCGTGGGGCGCGCGGTGACGGCGCGATTCGTGGCGCAGGCGGCTGCGCCCGAGCTGCCGACGGTGGATGCGCCGAGTGCGCCCGCGATCGCAGCGATCGCGGGGCCGATGGTGGCCACGCCGCTGGCGATGCAGGCGATCCCCAGGATACCCTTAAGGGGTATGCACGAGATGCCGGAGTTGGGCGCGGTGGGTTTTTTTCCGGTGTCTCGATACGAGTGCACGTTCTGGGCGACGCACCTGGGGCGCGTGGCCTGGCGGGTGTGGGAGATTATCCGCGCCGAGGATATCCGGCACGAAAAAACAGAGTGGACGAACGACCGGCGGTGGAGCGGCCCGGCGCTGGCGCGGCTGGTGCCGTGCGGGCCGCAGGCGGTGATGGGCGTGACTCGGGCGTCTGGTCGCCAGATCGGGGCGCTGGATCGGCTGGCCGAGACGGGCGCGGGGCAATATCGCCGCCAGAGTGATCATCCGGGCGATCCGCACACGATGTATATCGTCCGGGTGCGGGTGCGGCTGCCGCTGCTGACGCCAGTACAGGTAATGCAGCTTTCCGAAACACTTCGGTTGCAGCACGATCGGTGGCTGGAGGAGTATGGATTCGATCCGCGGGCGTGGTTTGTGGACGCGCTGTGAAAGGGGTCCCATGATAATCTACAAGCAATGGAAGGAATCACACGGACTCGAATTATATTTTTGGGATGGTTGGTTCCTGTTTGGAATCATCCCTATTTATATCCGTAGCCGCAGTATTCGATAATGGGGACATAGGTGGAAACAATTCTCGTTGAATTCGGTTTCGTGATGCTCGTCGCCGTGGTCGCGGCGTGCGTGGTCGTCATGATCGCGGCGGTCGTCGTGGTCGCGGCGTGCGTGGTTGGCGGCGGGTCGGATGCCCACCTGGACGAATAAAGTTACGGGGTAGTTATACAAGTCATGCTGGCCGATGCAAATGCATCAATCAACCCGTGCAAATGCATCGGCCAACACAAATAAAGTTACGGAGTAGTTATTTAGTACACGAGTAGATGTGAAGCGAGCGCCGTGGGGACGGCGCTGTGTTTCGCCGGCTAGGGTTTCTCCTCCTTCCCCTGGCCGGTTTTCTCCTCTGAGCGCCCGCGTGTGTCGTCCACGCGGGCGCTCTCTCGTGGGCCACGTACCGATGATTTTATGTCCGCGTGCATCGGCCGGCCGGTGGGGACGCGGCCGGCTGCACGGGTTGATTGATGCATTTGCACGGGTTGATTGATGCATTTGCATGGGCCCAGGGGGTTAATAAAAGAAAAAGAAAGAATTGAAAGAAGAAATAAGAGATATCTCTCTTCAAGAAGATCAGGTATGCGCGCGCCGATGACGCGTAGCGCTTCGCTGCGCTCAGAATGACAGGGGTGAAGGTGTTGACACGGCGGGGGATTTCGGTTATACTGATTTTAATACGGATGGGCGAGGACAAGCCTCGCCCCTACAATTGAATACGCGCAATCCCAGACCCTACGGGGGGATTGCGCGTATTTTTATTTGGGAGGTTACCATGCCACAGAATGTCCTCGAATTTCTCACTGCGTTCGTCTTACAAGCCTGGTCGTACGCAGGCGTCAAGATCATCATTTGCCACACGCTGATCAACGTGGTGGCCGCCGTCGCCGTCGCGCTCAAATCGAATTCGTTCGAGCTGGGCCGCGTCGGCGAATTTTTGATTCGCAAGCTGGCGCCGTACGTGCTGGTCTATTACGTGGTGAAGGTGGCCGGGGAAGGCGCGGGCGTGGCGTTCCTGGCGCCGTTGGTGTGGACCGTGATCGAGGCGACGCTGACGGGCGATTTGCTGGATAACTGGGAGCGGCTGGGGCTGCCATTGCCGTCGGCGATTCAGCGATTCGTGATCAAGCGATGACTGAAGCCAGCCTCATTACGCTGATCGCGCAGACGAGTGGAACGCTCGGCCTGGCGATCTTTGCAATCTGGATGTTGAATCGCGTCTGGGAGGATCGGTGCAAAGGTGCGGAGCGGTACGCTACGGATCTGCGCGTGATGTGGGATCAGATGCGAACGGTCATCGAGGAGAATACGTCAGCGATCGTGCGGCTGATAGAAAAATTGGATCAGAGGTGACCTATGATTAATAAGCGTTTTTGTCTCGCTCTGATGTTCTGCGTCGCGATGATCGTGATCGTGGCGCGCTGGCCGGCGCCGATATCATCTATCCCCAGGATACCCTTAAGGGGTATGCTGGCGGTTTCTCCACCGATCACGCCAACTCGATCTCCTACGGCGATTTCACCGCCGATCACGCCAACCCGACCCCCTACAGCGATTTCACCGCCGATCACGCCAACTCGATTCCCTACGGCGATTTCTCCGCCGATTACGCCCACTCGATCTCCTACGATCACGCCATTGCCGCCTACGCCAATCGTGTTACCAGATACTGGAGGCTCGGCGGGGTGATTCGGGTGTTGCGCATTTGCCTGGGCGACGTATTGAGACGGGATGCCGCTGTGGATGATTTGATCGAGCAATTGGTGGTGGGGCGATTGGCCGAGGATGAATGCTGGCAGGGCAACCTGACCGACGACGAGCGTGGAATGGCGCTGGATTGGGCGCGCGTGCAGCTGCGCTCGCAGGTGAGCGGATGGTTGGCTGAGATGCGCGCGCGGCTGCAGACGCTGGGGGCGCTGATGAGCTCGGATCGTATCGAGCGGGCTGCGGTGCTGCAGGCGTGGTTAGAGTAATTTCGATTACCGAAACGACGATGGACGAGCCGGAGAATCTCAAACGGAATCAGGAGCAGGTCGAGCGATGGCTGATCAAGTCGCGCCCGGCATGGCGCGAGGGGTATGATTTCTTGATGGCCACGAAGGCCGGCATCCGCTATTACGATGCGCTGCTGGCGGTGTGGCTCAGCGTGGGCAAGGACGACCGGGGCACGCTGGAGACGCGGGACGATTTCGCTCGATTCATTGGGATTTCACGGGCGGTGACATACCAATGGCAGGATCGGCGGCCCGAGATCCTGGATTGGGCGCGGGAACTCGTCGAGCACCGGTTCGACAATTCCAGGATTGCGACGGTGGATGGGCGGGTGATTCAAAAGGCGACCTCGCGCAAGACGACGGTGCAGTGGGTGAGGTTATTTTATGAGCGGGCAGGATTGCTCAAAGCGAGTTTCAATCTGCACCACACCGGCGCCGAGGGTGGGCCAATCGAATTCAAGCGCACGGACGAGATGAGCGATGATGAACTGGCAGCCATCGCCGGCCGAGGCGGCCGAGGAGCTGCTGAGGCGGCGTGAGGCGCGCAGACGCCTGGTGAACTTTACCAACTATACATTTCCGCAGTACGTGGCCGAACCGGCGCACGCACTGATCGCGGACACGCTTGATGCTATCCTGGCCAGGCAGGCGCTGCGCGTGATGATCTTTGCGCCGCCGCAGCACGGCAAGAGCGAACTGGTGAGCGTGCGGTTGCCGGCGTATTGGCTGGGGCGACGGCCTGATGATCCGATCATCCTGACGAGTTACGCGGCGAGTCTGGCGGAGGACAAGTCGCGCCAGGCGCGGCGGATCGTCGAGAGCGAGGAATACCAGCGGCTATTTTTCGAGGTTGGCACGCCGCGCGATTCACGCTCGGTGGGACACTGGACCATCGAGGGGCGGCGCGGCGGGATGCTGGCCGCGGGCGTGGGCGGGCCGATCACCGGCCACGGCGCTGCGCTTGGCATCATTGACGATCCGTTCGAGAATTGGGAGCAGGCACAATCTCAGACCTACCGCGATCGTGTATGGGATTGGTGGAAGTCTACGTTCCGCACACGGATCTGGGAGGGTGGCGCGATCGTCTTGGTGATGTCGCGTTGGCACGAGGATGACCTGGCCGGCCGGCTGATCGGCGAACAGGGCGACGAGTGGATGATCATTCGCCTGCCGGCGCTGGCTGAGGCGCAGGATGAGCGCGACGAGAATAATAAGCGGCTCAAGTTGGCGGCTGGATTGGATGATGCGCTGGGACGCGCGCCGGGCGAGCCATTGTGTCCGCGACGATTCAGTCGCGCGGCGCTGGGTGCGATCAAGTGCGACGTGGGCAGCCAGGTGTGGGGCGCAGAATACCAGGGCGTGCCGCGTGCGCCCGAGGGCAACCGGTTCAAGCGGGCCTGGTTTCCGATCGTGCGCGCGGCGCCGGTCCATGCGCAGCGTGTGCGTTATTGGGACAAAGCGGGCACTGCCGGCGGTGGAGCGTTCACGGCGGGTGTGCTGATCGCCGAGGCGGACAAGCGTTACTACATCGAGGATTCGGTGCGCGGGCAGTGGTCGGCGTTCGAGCGCGAGAACACGATCTTGCAGACGGCCAAGCTCGATACTCAGCGCGGGCACGTGGTGATCTGGCACGAGCAGGAGCCGGGCAGCGGCGGCAAGGACTCGGCGGAAGCGACGACGAGCAACCTGGCCGGATTCACGGTGTACGCGGATCGGCCTACTGGCGACAAGGACGTGAGGATGGAGCCGTTCGCGGCGCAGGCGGAAGCGGGAAATGTATTTCTGATTGAGGGCGCGTGGAATCAGGCCTGGCTGGAGGAGATCTGCGCGATCCCTAGCGGAAAATTCCGCGACCAGGCTGATGGGACATCGGGCGCGTTCAACAAATTGGCGGGCGCGCACCACACTGGCTTTTCATACGAGTATTGATAATGACAATTAGCATCACAGAATTGGCTTACTTGCAATGGCTGTTGGGTGAGGAAAAGACCCAGCAGGAAAACATTTTGCGGGCGCGCGAATATTACGAGGGCGACCAGGACGTGCGGCTGACCGACCGCCAGCGCCAATACCTGGGCTTTGAGAAGGGCGGCAAATTCTGTTTGAACTATTGCGGCGACGTGGTGGATTCGGTCATCGAACGATTGCAAATCAAATCATTCGCGGCGCCGGAGCAGGCGGTCAGTGAATGGATCACCCAGACGTGGGCGGGCAACCGGATGGATGCCGGCCAGCGCAGCGTCCACGCGGGGGCTGTTCTGGATGGAGAACATTTCGTGATCGTGGATTGGGACGCGACGACCAAGCGCATTCGCTTCTATCCTCATCCACGCTACACTGATCCGAGCGTCGAGGGCACCGGGTTCGGGTGCAAGGCGCATTATCCCGACGGCGACGCGAGCCAAGAGATGGAATTTGCCAGCAAGCGCTGGACCGAGACGACGATGGACGAGTCCAGGCAGCGGAAGACGCTGCAGCGGATGACGCTGTATTACCCTGACCGGATCGAGAAATACGTGATGGGCAATGGCGGCAAGTGGGCTCAGTTCGGTGAGGATGGCCAAGCCTGGCCGGTGCGGTGGGTTGATGTGGCCGGCCAGCCACTGGGGATTCCGGTGATCCACTTTCGGAATCCGGCGCTGCGGAGCGAACTGTGGAACGCGTTCTATGTCCAGGACGCGATCAACAAAACGGCGCTGGATTTGCTGGCGGCGGGCGACACGGCCGGCTTTCGCATCCTGTTTGCGCACGGGTGGATCCCAACGATAGATGGGAAAGAGGCGGCCAGCGATGGGAAAAACCTGCTGAAGATCGCGCCGGGGCAAATTATTGGCTCGTCGGCGGCAGATGCTGCGCTGGATACGATCGAGCCGACGGATCTGGCGAAGCTGGAGGGTGTACTGGATGGCTGGATCATGCGCCTGGCGCAGGTGACGGGGACGCCGGTCAGCCGCTTCCAGATGACGAAGCAAGTCGCGGCTGAGGGGACGCTCAAGCAGCAGGAATCGAAACTGATCGCCAAGGTCGAGGATCGCCAGGTGACGTTCGGGAATGCCTGGGAGGATTGTCTGGGCGTGGCGCGGCGGATGGCGAATACGTTTGGCGCGGCGGGTCTCGATGAGGAGGCGCAGATCGAGAGCCAGTGGAATCCGGCGGCGGTGCGGGATGAGACGGCGGAACTGGAGCGGATCGTGCTGAAGCGGGAAAAGTTGCAGGTGCCGCTCTTCCAGGTTTGGCAAGAGGCGGGATATAGCCAGGAGCAGATTGACAAGATGCTGACCAGTCCCGAGATCCAGAATTTGACATTTGCGACGTATCCGGGGGCGACCGGTGGCTGATCTGGCTGGACGCAGGGGATGGGAGGAGCGATTGCGGGCGGCGATCGCGGGCTTACAGCCGGGGCAGTTGCAGCGGCTGATGGCTGAGATGCGGATACAGGTCGGCATCCATCGTGTCGGGCGGGACCTGGAAAACATCACGATTCCCGAATCGCTGTGGGCGCAATTTAACGAGGAGACGCGGGCGGCGATCGAGCCGATTCTGACGCAGGTATTTATCGAGTCGGCGGTGACCGCAGCGGCAGCCTATCCCACACTGATGGTGGATTGGACACTGGTGAATGTGCGGGCGGCGGAGTGGGCGACGCAGTATGCATTCAACCTGGTGAGGCTGATTGACAGCACGACCCGAGATGGGTTGCAGGCTGCGATCAGTCATTATTTTCAAACGCCTGAATCAATGGGTGATCTGCGAGCGGCGATTGCAAAGTTCATCCCGACGATCCAGGACAAACTGGGGCGGACGCTGTACGCGGGGACGCGCGCGGAGATGATCGCGACGACCGAAGTGACGCGGGCGGCGACGCAGGGGGAGTTGGCGTGGGTGCGGGAGATCCGGGCGGACAATCCGGCGATTCGGATGCGAGAAATATGGCAGACGAATCAGGACGAGCTGGTATGTCCGGAGTGCGGGCCGCGCCAGGGGAAGGCGATCGAGGGGCATGATTTCCCGCCGGCGCATCCCAGGTGCAGGTGCTGGACGAATACGGAGATCGTGGGGCTCAGGTAGAATCCCCTTCAGGGGATAGAATCACTGAGGCACTGATGGGGATGAGGGCACTGAGGGCGACCGGGGTGCGCTTGCGCGCAGGATACCCTTAAGGGGTATATCGGTAATCGGGGTTAGCAGAACAGAGGTGGGGGATGGCTGAGGAAGCGAAAGTTCCAAGTGGGTGGGTTGACGAAGCGCGTGGGACGGCAGCGCGGCGCAGTGGGCCAGCGCGGCTGAATATGCGGACGCCTGCCTGATCAATTTGAATGAAGGGGCGCGCGACCAGTGGACGAAAGAACTGGCGATGCTGCCTTACAAGAATCCCGACGGCAAGACGAACGTGCGCGGCGTGATGGCGTGCGCTGGCGGGCGGGGATTGATGCGGGTGCAGAGGCCGGCGGGCGTGTCCGCGGACATGTGGTCGGCGGCGAAGCGGAAAGCGGCGAAGAAATTGATCGGCTTGTACGATGACATGGGCCGCCAGGCGCCGCCGGTGATCTATCGCGTGGCTGGACTCAAAGTGCCCGCGTGAGCGGGCGTGATAGAGATCATTTTTCAGGGGAGGCCGAGATGGCAGACGAAGAGATCAAGAAGGTCGAGACGACCGAGACTGGGGCCGCTGGCGAGACGCTGGCGACTGTGACGGCGCAAGCTGCGACGAAGACGCCGACCGTCGAGGAAATGCTGGCGCAACTCGAAGAGGTACGCAAGCAACTATCGGCGGTCAACAAGGAATCGGCCGGGCGCCGGAAAAAGATTGATGAGATCGAAACGGCGGAGGCCAAGCGCAAGCTGGCCGAGCTGAGCGAGCTGGAGCAGCTCAAGGTCAAACTGGCCGAGCAGGAAAAGGCGCGGCTGGTGGCTGAGAGCCGGGCGAACGAGGCGCTCATCCGGCACGCGGTCGAGATGGCCGCGGTGGGGCTAAAGTTCCATAATCCCGAGATCGCCTATCACCTGCTGGACCTGGCCGAGGTGTCTATCGGCGAGGACGGCAAGGTGGCCGGCGTGGAGGATGCGCTCAAGAAATTGATCAAGAGCAATCCTTATCTCGTGGGGAATGGAACGGCGGCGGCGCCGGATACGGATGCGAGCAGGCGTGGAACCAGTACGTCCGACCCGAAGGCGCAGGCTGAGGATATTCGCCGCCGATATCGAATTCCAACATAGGAGGCCAACATGGCCAATGAGGTTACGGTTACTGTGGCTGATGTGCGCCCGCTGCAGGGCGCGGTGATCCGCCGGGCGTGCGCTGCAGAGGCGCTGGCGTTCGGTGATCTCGTCTATATCTCGAGCGCGACGGATGACATTCCGCTCGTGTCCAAGTGCGTGCCGGGCGTGCTGGCGACCGGCCACGCTTATGGCATCGTGGTGTCGGGCAACCTGGGCGGAACGAGCGTGGCATCCGGCGAGGCGTGCGACGTGGTCGTGCTCGGGCCTGTCACGGGTTACTCGAGCATGACGCCGGGCGCGACGATCTGGGCGAGCAGCGACACGTCGGGCGCGCTTTCGACGGCGGTCGGCTCGAAATCTACTATTGTGGGTCTGGCGGAGAGCGCTGCGACCGTTCTCGTGCGACCGGCTCAGGTCGTGCGATCCACGTAGTAAGGAGGCACAAGGCCGGCCCCTACAGAAAAGGGTAGGCACAAGGCCTGCCCCTACAGAAAAGGGTAGGCACAAGGCCTGCCCCTACAGAAAAGGGTAGGCACAAGGCCTGCCCCTACTACAGAAGAGGTGAGGAATGGGGAACATTATTGTTACTGTGGCTGACGTGCGTCCCCTGGCTGGCGCGATCGTCCGGCGCGCGTGCGCGACCGAGGCGCTTGCGTTCGGCGATATTGTCTACATTGACACTGCGACCGGCGCGATCCCGAATGTGAGCAAGGCGCTCGGGACCGGGTTGGATACCGGCCATGCGTTCGGCATCGTCGTGTCGGGCAACCTGGGCGGGGCTAGCGTGGCGGCCAGCGAGGCGTGCGACGTGGTCGTGCTCGGGCCGGTGACCGGGTACTCGAGCATGACGCCGGGCGCGACGGTGTGGGTCAGCGATACGGCGGGGCGATTGAGCACTACCGTGGGGACGAAATCGTGCATCCTGGGCGTGGCGGAAAGCGCCGCGACCGTTCTCGTGCGGCCGATCGAGGCCGTGCGATCCACTTAAGGGTAGGCACAAGGCCTACCCCTACAGGCGAGGTGAAATATCGTGCATCCTGGGCGTGGCGGAAAGCGCTGCGACCGTTCTCGTGCGGCCGATCGAGGCCGTGCGATCCACTTAAGGGTAGGCACAAGGCCTACCCCTACAGGCGAGGTGAAATCATGGCGACTCTGGGACCGAACGATCTGAAACAATGGGCGCTGCCGGCTGGATGGGACGCGGCCCGTTTGAAGCAAATCGCGCTGCAAAGCGGCGAAACCTACGAGCAGTTGATCGGCGACATCACGCAGGGACTGGCGATGCAAAATGCGGCGCTGCTCAATAACCCGTTGGTGGCGGGATTGATCTCCACCACGGTGGAACCGACGGTCGAGTATGCGTGCGGCGTCAGCAACGGATTCGAGGATCACACCGAGTACGGGACGCCGGACGCCAAGCGCGGACTGACGACCGGCCACATGCTGCCGCTCTTGCCGTACGATCGCAAGCTCGGCTGGACGTGGGATTTCCTGCGCAAGGCGCGCCAGGCGCAGATTGACAACGACATCGCTTCGGCGATGACGGATCTGCGCGACGTGTGGGAGAAGAAGGTTCTCACGCGTCTGTTCAAGAGCACTTATGACGCGGTGGGGAGCTCGGGCAAGTCCATGCCGTTCGCGGATGGCGGGACGGCGGATAGCACTTATGTTCCGCCCAACCGGCCCGACCGGGCGTCGGCGTTCGCTTACACGCACAATCATTTCCTTCGCTACGACGGCGTGACTCAGGCGAACATCGAGCTGGCCCTGTGCCATCTGTGGGAACATGGACACGATGGGCCGTACGAACTGCTCGTGGCGCAGGCGGATCTGGGCGATTGGTCGAACGCGTCCAACGTCACCGGCTGGGTCAAGCGGGCCGACGCGGCGATCCGCTATGGGACCAACGTTGACCTGGCGAATGTGGCCGGGGATTACCTGGGCGTGGTCGAGACCAAGTACGGCTCGGCGCGCTTGCGGGCGACCGGGCGCGTGCCGACCAAGTATTGGTCGGTGTACAAGTCGCCTGGGAACCTCGATCAGCGCAATCCGCTGCGGGTGTACGAGAGCCCGACCTATGGGCTGGGCTGCATCTTGCTGGCGGGCGATCACATCCGGCAGTTCCCGCTGGAGCAGGCGATCCTGTTCCTGGAGTTCGGCGTGGGCGTGGGCGAGGACCGCACGGCGGCCGCGTGCGTGTATAACCACGATGACAATCTGTACGTGATCCCGACGATCAGCTGAGCGAGTCAGCGAGTCAGCGAGTCAGCGAATCAATAAAGGGGCGAGGACAAGCCTCGCCCCTACGGATAACCGTCATTACCACAACAGGGGCCGGGCGCCGGTCTGGCCCTTGTACCCTTGGGGGGAAACCATGGAACTGAACAAGAAGTATATCGGCTGGGCATTGGTCGTGCTGGCGATCCTGATCGCCGGCTATCTGGGCGTGAGCTATCCGATCCCGGCGCCGCCGCCGCCCGCGCCAGCGGCTGGCGCGGGCAGCCAATCACTGAGCGTGGTTCGATTCAATCAGGCGGTGCAGTTCTTGATGCCGGCTGCGTTTAGCGGGAGCGAGACGCATAGTGGAATCGAGACGCATAGCGGCGCGGCGACGTTTGTGACGATCACGACCAGCGCGCTGATCAGCCAGTCCATCGGATTCAATGCGACTGGGTCATCCAATTTCATGACGACTACTATCAATGGGCCGGCAATCGTGAGCGGTACGTTGAATGTGTCCGACACAATGTCTATCGCCGGGGTATCGTTCACAGGGCCGATAAAATATGGAACTTCGTCGAGCTACGTCAGCGGAGCAAGGATTGCACATGGTTTCGCGACTAGTCCGACGGTGTGCATGTTGTGGCCGGCTGAAATCACGGCGACCCTGACCATCACATCAACCGGCTTCTCATCGAATTCTGCGGCGCATTCCAATCCGATTTATTGGATGTGCGCCAAATAGGGGAGGCCGACATGATTTATACCGCAGTCGGATTGCCTAATACGTGCTCGCGGTGCGGGAGAGCCTGCACCAGGCAATGGTGGGCTGAGCACGAGGATGCGGCGCGGTCGGGGGCTGGGTTGTGCGAAGAATGCGAAAGCACTCGCCCTGAATCTACCAGCGTTGCACCATCTGTGCCAGTTCGCTACGAGCCTGTCGGAGAGGCGCTGACGCGGGCGCAGCCCTCGAGCGCGAAGCTCCGGGGCAAGATCAAATGAGTTTTACTTACGACACCAGCACCGACATCGGCAAGATCAGGTTCGCCACTGGCGACGTGACGAGCGGGACGGGGATCAAACCGGATGGGACGAACCTGTCTGACGAGGAGATCCAGCTTCTGCTGACGCGTGAGGGGAGCTGGGGCGCGGCGGCGGCGGCGTGCTGCGAGACGCTGGCGGTGTGGTATGCGCGCGTGGTGAATATCGCGGTGGGGCCGCGGCGTGAGGACCTGGGCGCGATTCGCCAGGCATATGCCGGCCTGGCGGCGCAGCTCCGCCTGCAGTATGGCGGCGGCGGCGTGGCGCATGGGTTCAGTGCGGGCACGGTGCGCGTGGATGGCTATAGCCAGGACGTGGCATCGGATGCGGTGACGCCGGCGCTGGATACGGTGGACGTGGGGCAGCCGACCGAATACGGCAGCCGTGTGATCTATGTCATTACGTGAGGTGAGGTGATGCGATGAATGAGAACACTAAACGCTATATCGCCTGGGCGGTGATCGTCCTTGCGATCCTGATTGCCGGTTACTTGGGTGTGACCTATCCGATGCCTGCTCCGCCGGCGCCGGTCGTGCTGGAGAGCCAGTCCGTGCAGGGGTGGGAGCGTGATTTTGCGACGGGCGTCATCAGTTATACGGCGGATGGATTCGTGGGCAGCTCGTATAACTGGCATCGCGGGAGCGTCCCGTTCGATTACGCTGACGTGTATTACTTGCTGGATGTGGATGCGACGGTCAACACGACCACGCTCAAGGTGTACACGTCGCTCGACGATTCGATCTGGACGCTCTACGTCGGCAAGAACGATCCGGGGATGACGGATGGCAGCGCGAGCGTGGCCACGGCGAATGTGGCGACGGGCGATCTGTCGGGTACGGTGACGCTCAAGGTGCAGATGCCCTACGTGAAATTTTATTTTGACGTGACCAACACATCGCCGGTTACGCCGACGATCAAGGTGTATCTGAGATAGATGGTAAGGCACATTACCGATACAAGGGGCGAGGACAAGCCTCGCCCCTACGGATGGTGTAGATTGCCAGCGACGATTCGGTTCGAGGGGCTCGAGTCCCTGATGGGGAAGATCGAGATGTTGGCGCAGGTGCGGATGATCGCGGCGGGGATCAAGGCGGCGGCGCTGCACATCAAGGGCAAGATCGCGCAATATCCGCCAGTGAAACGGCTGACGCGGGCGAGCGTGTACGGCTCGTCATTCCAGTCGGACAAGCAGCGGCGATATTTTTTCTATGCGCTGGCGAAGGGCAAGGTCGAGGTACCCTATCGCCGGGGCGAGTCGCCCGGCAGCCGGACGTTGGGGAGGCGCTGGACGATTGCGACGAGCAACAACGGGTTGACGGCGATCGTGGGGAACAATGCGCCATACGGGCCGCTGGTGCAGGCGAAGGACCGGCAGACGCTGTACCACAAGGCAGTGGGATGGCAGACGGATGAGGATGTGGTCGAGAAAGAGCGCGGCGCCGTCGTCCAGTTCATCCAGTATGAAGTTCAACGGGCGATGAGGGGCTGACGTGGCGCTAGATATTCAGCCAGGCGACATCCTGGTGGTGAGCACGATCGAGTATCCGATCAAGGCGGTGGCTGCGCAGGTATTTCGCGTGGACGTGGGGGCGTCGTTCCCGATCTTGGCGACGGTGACGGCGAGCACGAAGCGTCCGCCGGCGGTGACGAGTGGGAAACGGGGCGATGCAGTGACGCAGATCGCGAGCTTGAAGTGCACGCCGCTCGATACGGTTAGTTCTGACGTGGCTCTGCGAGCCGGGCTGGATACGCCCCACAACGTGCTGCAGACATTCTGCGATGGCGGCCGATTGCAACTGATCGTCGAGGATTTGAAACGATAGGAGGAGGGCGAGGACAAGCCTCGCCCCTACGGCATGGGATTCAATTCGGATAATCGGGAGACGTTGCGGGATGCGCTGGCCACACTGTTGACGACGGCGCTGGTGGGAACGGGGTTGCCGGCCCAGCACGTGTACGGTTATCCGATCGGGGATTTTGGCGCCGATTCGCCGGTGGTGGTGATAGACTCGGCGGGCAGTGAGCGGGTGCGGGAGACGACGTCGTCCATATGGCGGGATTGGTTCCACCTGAATGTGATCGTGTTCGTGGCGTGTGTGAACGCAGCGGGCGAGGCCGACGCGGAGGACAAGCTCGACCTGATCGAGAAGAAGGTCGCGGATGCGCTGATTGACAACACGGAAGCCGGCTCGCTGAATTGTTTCGAGCTCACGGGCAAATCAACGGTGGATCATATCGAGATCGGCGGGAACTATTACCGGCGGGAACTGGTGCCGGTGCGGGGGCGAAGGCTGATCGGGTGATTCCATAGGGGCGAGGACGAGCCTCGCCCCTACGGATAACTGCGATTAGCACAACTAAAAATGCCGCGTTTATGGCGCGGCGTGGAACTTTGACAACTGAATCAGCTACGAGCTTTGCGTGGGGATAACAAGCGCACCCGCCGGAGGTGCACTCTCGGCGGGTGGCGGGGTGGGGTGGGGCGGCGATTAGACTGGAAGTCCGTGCGCATACGCAAATGCGGTGTCCGCCGCGTGGCCGTATCGAGCACAGGCCGCCTCATATTTGGCGCGGAGTTGTTCGTTGTTCGGATCGCGCTCCAAGGCGGCGAGGGTCAAATGTTTTTCGGCAGCGGCTTTCTCTGCTGCGTCTGCTGCTGCGTTGATCTGCTGTTCATTGTACATAATGATTTCTCCCTCTGCTGATTTTGGCCGGCCGCGCTTTTCGTGCAGGCCGACCTTGCCTAGCACGGCGGCCAGGCGGACGAACTTTTGGCGGCCAAGCTGGAGCGTCGGCAGGCGCCCTTCGCGGGCAGCCTGGGCTATTGTGGAAAAGGGAACGCCGGCTTGGTCGGCGGCCTCGTGCAGGCGCAGCCAGGGGCCCCATTGCTCTAGCGCGGCCTGGACTTGCTGGACGGCGTAGAGTTCCGTGTCGCCGTCCGTGGCAAGCCAACCGCAATCATTGGGGCAGAGTTTGCCAGCGGGGACAAGGACTTCATCGCCGTTGTCATTTGGGCAATTATGCGGGATCAAGTTGCTCATTGGGATTCCTTGGGGCGGGTGGCTGTCCCCGCCCTCTTAATTCTTATCGCGCGGCTAATGGGTCGCGTTCCACTCTGCATAGATTTCGTGCGCTGCTTCCTGGCTTGGCGCAGCGCGGGCAGCCTTGCACATTTCAATCCAGGAGGCTAATTCGGCCAGGCTTTCAAACCGCTTGATGTCATCCTGGCGCGGATTGCTGGAATCCGGGTGGATGTGGTAGGCAGACTTGTCGCCGTCTAATGGCTGGCAACAATTATGATTCGCGCAGATGAATTTCGAGGTGCTCGTTGCGAAGCAAGCACCAATTTCATCGAGGCCCGATTTGATGCTATTCATGTTCGTATTCATTTTCTTGTCTCCTCTTTCAAATTTGGCTTGGGCCGCTGCCCCTGGGCCATCGCCTGATCGCGATTCGCTTCTTGATTCTGATGGGATTATATCATATATAGATATGATTTGTCAAGGGGTAAGGGCAAATTGTAACGGAATTGCAATAGTTCTCGTAGCTGATTCGATAATTCTGATTATCGCAACGGATAGATGAGATGGCAGTCTACAAAAATGATGCGAATTTGGTGGCATACTGGTCGCTGGACGAGGCGAGCGGCGCGACTCGCCTCGATTACACGCCGAATAACAATGACCTGACTGATGCGACCACGGTCGCCAACGACACCACCGACAAAATGGAGGGGGCAGCCAGCGCCGATTTCATCCTGGCCAACAGTGAGAAGTTGACCATCGCCGACGCCGCGCAAATCGGACTCGACCTCACCCCGCCATTCTCCATCGTATTCTGGATAAAATTCGACACTAGTGGCAGCACAGATGGAATATTAGGCAAATCTGCTACGGCTGATTTAGCCTATTATATTTCTCGCCGGTCGAGTTCTCCGTATGCGATACGGATTGCGTTATCGGCGAATGGGACAACCGTCACTAATTTCACGTCCGACAGCGGAGCAGCATCGGCGACATGGTATCACATCGGCATCGTCGCCAATAATACCGACGTTCGATTTTATCTGGATGGGGCGCTCGATAGTGCATCGCCTGGGGCGTGGTCAAGCGCGCTGCATAATTGCGACGCCGTGTTCACGTTGGGTGACCGGTGGGACGCAAACTACATGGACGGGCATCTGGACGCCGTCGGAATCTTTAGTCGTGCATTGAGCGCCGCCGAAATTGCAGATATTCATACGAATGGAATACAAGATCCTGTAACTGTGTTGGTGGTGGCGAGCGCGGCTCAGGCGCAGAGCGTTGGGAATGTGGCGCTGACGCAGCATCATGCGCTGGCGGCGGCGAACGCGGCTCAGGCGCAGAGCGTTGGGAACGTGGCGCTGACTCAGCACCACGCGCTGGCGGCGGCGAGCGCGGCTCAGGCGCAGAATGTTGGGAACGTGGCGCTGACTCAGCACCACGTGCTGGCGGCGGCGAGCGCGGCTCAGGCGCAGACTGTTGGGAACGTGGCGCTGACTCAGCATCACGCGCTGGCGGCGGCGAACGCGGCTCAGGCGCAGAGTGTTGGGAACGTGGCGCTGACGCAGCATCATGCGTTGGCGGCGGCGAATGCGGCTCAGGC